TTGGAACTATTCCAAAAGGATTGGGACAATGTTACTAGGTAAAGCACTATAGAAACTTATGGAACTTACGCTACAAGAACTTAAACAAGAAAACTATATTTTAAGAAAAGAAATTGAAGCACTTAAATTTGAGATTAAAGTTTTAAAAGAGAATGACTGGAAGCATCCACAGTCTTGTATTGGCAACTGTGACCCATGGGCGACATGGATATAGCAGGAGCAATAATCTGGGGTGTTTGTATAGGGTTTGGTGTATTTTTATTTGTAGTTTCTATTTTAACGGACTGGTGATGCATGAACTAGGACATATAGCAAGAATAGTAATGGAGCGCCCGTGGTGCTTAGGCATCATGGGATTTTCTTTGATATTTGTTCCTATCCTAGGTATGTGGGCAGTCCATAAATATGGATGGGAACATTGGGAACCTTTTGTAAAACATAAAAGTGATTAAATTACTATGACTACATCAACTGTGACTCGTACCATCATGGATACGAAGAATCAAATCATTGACTTGTATAGAGAAAAAAGCAAAGAGTATAATAATTCATGGGGATTCTGTTCTCTAAACAAGGCTGGATGTATCATTGATTATGTAGATGATATCTGTAAAAACGTAGAGAATCCTGTCTGTGTTGAGGTTGGTGTTTTTGGTGGCATGAGTGTGTTCCCAGCTGCCTTAGAACTGAAGCGGCATGGTAAAGGTATTATTCATGCTATTGATCCGTGGTCTAATGAAGAAGCGACCATAGATTATCACGGACAAGATAAAAATTATTGGTCTACTGTTGACCTAGAACGTTACTATAATATTTTTCTGACTGTTATCGAAGAGACAGAAACGTCTGAGTATATTAATGTAATCAGATCAACCAGTGATGATGCTCCTGAGTTTCCTGACGTTGACTATGCATACATTGATGGTCAGCACACTGTCCAGGCATACAGAGATGTTGATAAGTATGCTAAGCGTGTTAAGGTTGGGGGCTATTGTATTCTCGATGATGTCAACTGGGGTGTAGAGAAAGGGATTCCTCACTACCTAGAGACTCTTGGATTCCGTAGAATTCATATTGTTGATGCTGCTATGGTATTCAAGAGAGTCTCTATGGAATCTCTTCGTCCTCCCATGACATTTGATTGGGTTGATGATAGTAAGTTTGATTATATTATGAATCCTAGAGAGTTCGACTGGGCTCTTTTAGACTGGGACAATGTATATCAAATTCAAAGAGAGATTTACACGGAGAAAGTCTATCGTTGGTTCCGTGATGTTCAAGAAGGAGATGTGGTTGTTGATCTTGGTGCTAGCTGTGGACCATTCACTCATAGTATCTTGGCACAAAAACCTTCGAAGGTTATTTGTGTAGAACCAAACAAAACTTCTGTCGAAGCAATCCATAAAAATTGTGATGCTCTGGCGGAAGAGAATGGAGTTGATCTAGTTGTAGTTAATCATGCTCTTCTTTCTGACGGACAAGATAAGACTGGTATGATTACTGATAAGGACTTCACTTCTCAGACTTTCCTTGAGTTTCTAATTGATAACAACTTAAAGAAAATTGATTTTCTTAAGATGGATATTGAAGGAGGAGAGTATGAAGTATTCTCAGAAGAAAACATTAACTACCTTGCTAACAAAGTAGAATTTATTTCTATGGAGTTACACTTGAGAGGTCCTAACTTTAGAGAAAAGTTTAAAGCGTTTAGAGATAAACATCTCAATAAGTTTGGATCTTATAAGCTTATCAGTGATGCTGTGAACTATGAGAACAAGCACTTTGATTTTACTCATAAGATTTTTGATGATCACTTTATCGATAACTATCAACGTGAGTTGATGCTTTATCTTGACAACGGTAACAATATTAATCCAGAACCAATATCAACCTTTGAACCTATTGGGGTTTTAAATTCCACTCCACAAAAATCTGTCTGGATTGTTGATGGTTTCTATAAGGATCCTGATTCAGTAAGAAGCTTTGCTCTCAAGCAAGACTATCATACAGGTGGTATTGGTAGAGGATACATTGGTAATAGGACTCATCAACAGTTCTTGTTTCCTGGTCTCAAAGAAAGGTTCGAAGAGATCATGGGTAAGAAGATTACTAAGTGGCAGGAGCATGGAATGAATGGTAGATTCCAGTGGTGTATCTCTGGGCAACCTCAGGTCTGGCACTGTGATCAGCAGATGTGGGGTGGTATGCTATACTTGACACCAGGCGCTCCCTTCCAGTACGGTACTACTCTGTATGCTCAAAGATACACTAAAGCTAGAAGTTATCGTCAGACAGGATGGAATGCATCGTGGGAGGGAATTCCAGGAGACCCACACCTAGATGGTAGTGACTTCGAACCAGTCGATGTCCTTGGTAATGTATACAATAGATTAGTAATCTTTGATGCTGCTTGTATACATTCATCCTCTGGATATTTTGGAACAGTTAAAGAGAACTGTCGTCTATGGCAAATGTTTTTCTTTGACACCGAGGATTGACAAACAGATCAATCCCTTGTATACTATGTGTTGAGGATTTAATCCTATGAAGGTCGAATTTTATTCAATTCCTGGGTGTACTTATTGTAAAAAGTTAAAAGTTCTATTACAACGAGCTAATCTTGACTATATAGAATCAATAGTTGGAGTAACTATTCCCCGTGAAGAGTTTGCTTCTATGTATCCAGACCGTACATCATTTCCATTTGTTCTCATAGATGGAGAAGTAATTGGTGGCGTTGTGGAGACCGCTAAGTTTTTATTAGACAAAGGATTGGTATCGAAAAGAAAGTAATGGAAGAAGTAAACTGGATTGTAGAACGTGCCATTGATGAAGCGTTTAAGAATGATAGATACGTTTTAAATTTGTATCAGTACCTTAAGGGTGCTAACGCAAAGAGAAAAGACGCTACCCAATTTCTTAGTTCCACATCACATATCGAAAGTATGATAGAAGAACTTAGAGACTATTGTTCTGGAGGTAACAAAACATTGCTTGAAGCTTATCGACATGTTGGTAAACCAAAGGCAAGAAAGATAGCAAATTATCTAGAAAAAATTATTCAAGATGCCAAAGATTACGAATATGATAAGCGACCAGGGCGACGAAAAGGATCCAAAAACAAAAGAAAGATCCATAAATAGAGGTGTAGAGCTAATGCTCAGGAGGAACAAGAATAAACCAAACACTCAAGGGTTTAGGTTTAGTCATTCCTTGACCCTCCTAAGAAAACAATTCTATTTTAACTTAGAGTTTAATTGGAGGAGGGTAGACAACACAGAAGAATAATCTCCAGGAGATAAGATATGGAAACACCAACAATGCTTTTTATTTGGGGTAGCTTTTCTGTTTTGTTCTTTATAGTGGGCATAATTGCTGGATGGTTTATCAACGACATTGTTTACAACTTTTACAATAAGAACTCTCAGATTCAGATGCATCCTGAAATGTATGACGAAGACGGAATTGTTATTAATGAAGAGCTTCTCTCTGTAAGATTCATTGACGAGGAGGAAGAAGAGGAGGATGATTATTATTGATATGAATCAGATTATGATTAGTAATCTGATGACTCAAATTAAAAAAGCACACTTAGATGAGAACTTAGTTAGGTTCTTGGTTCTAAGAAACCTTTCTAATTACGAGCAACAGTATGGGGAAGAGTATGGTGAAGTAGTTCTTGCTTATGATAGTAGAAACTATTGGAGAAAAGAATATTTTCCATACTACAAATGGTCTAGAAAGAAAGATAGAAAAAAGTCTGGTCTTAACTGGACTTCTATCTTTGATTTCTTGAATCAAATCAAGGATGAGATTAGAGAACACTTTCACTATAAAGTGGTAGAAGTTAATGGTGCTGAAGCAGATGATGTTATCGCTGTCTTATGTAAGAATAAAAAACCTAAAGAAAGAATCTTAATTCTCTCAGGTGATAAAGATTTCATTCAGCTTCATCGCTACCCTGGTGTATCACAGTATAATCCTGTCACCAAAAGATATGTAACTTCAGAAAACCCTTGGAAATATATTAGACAACATGTTATCAAAGGAGACAAGTCGGATGGTATTCCCAACTTCTTATCTGCTGATGATACTTTTGTCAAAGGGATTAGGCAGAAACCAATTAGTCAAAAGAAATTAAATGTATGGATTGAAAAAGATCCATCTTACTTCTGTAAAACCGAGCAAGAACTTGCTAACTACTACAGAAATTTAAATCTTATTGATTGTGATTACATTCCCGAGGAAATTCAAGATAAAATTCTAGAAGAATACAACTCGCTAAATACTCTTGAAAAGACTGTACCTTTAGAATACCTACATAATCATCAATTGAATGCTCTTATGGATAGGTTCTATGTATCTACTGTAAACGTTGCCATGTTCAATAAAAATGAAACTGTTAATATCTGAAGTCTTACAAAAAGTAAGCAATGCTAAAACAAAAGCAGAAAAGGTTAATCTTTTGAGGCAGCATAATACTAATGCTCTTCGTGCTATCTTGATCGCTAGTTACGATGAAAGTGCTGAGTGTTTATTGCCTGAAGGCGAAGTACCATTTACACCCAACGACGCTCCCAAGGGAACAGAGCATACTGTACTCGAAAGAGAGTACCGACAGCTAAGACTGTTCTATAAAGGTGGATCTAATTTAACTCCTATTCGTAGGGAGTCTCTCTTCATTCAACTTCTAGAAGGACTGCATGAAGATGAAGCACAAGTCGTGTGCTTAGCCAA